CAGGCTCCAGCACCGAGATATTTGTTTAGCCAGTACTGCTTTCCAGAACTATCCGTATACGGTCCCTCCCAGCCTTTAGCAATATTAACTTGTCTTTGCTGATTGAGCTCATAACGCCCCGGAAGCTCATCCACAGGAACGTTTCTAGCTATATCTATCGCGCTATCGGGAAGACCGTATTCGGCCTGAGTGGAAGTAAGTAACTCTTGTTTCCTTTGCTGTAACATAATTTGTCTTTGAGCGGGGTCTATACCCTTATCTTTCAGTTCTTGATCGTACTCTATAATTGGCTTAGCAACATTGTCCATAAGAACTTGGTTTTGCTCGTCGCGAATCTTAAAGTTAGTCAGATTTGTTCTAGACTGAGCATCTTGAATCTTACCCATAGTCTCTAGTAAGCCTAATCCCATCTGTGGATTAGCTTGAAACAACGGAGAAAGACCTTGCGGCGTCGGTAAACCAGTCTGAGCATTAATGGCGTTTGGATTCGAATAAATCTGTCTTAACGCATTTTGGCCCGCTATATTCTGTCTCAGAGCTAGTGCATTCTGAACTACGTTCTCTTGTTCTTCTTCAGTCTGCGCTTGACGTAGCTGGTTCTGTTGAACCCGATCCGGAAGCGTCGCGATTAGTTGGTCTATACCAGGAGCGCCAGACAAATCTAACTATCCTAAATAAAGCTTAGTAAAGCCCGCCAGTGCCGACACCGGGGTTCGAACCGGCGCCAGAACCAGCCGCGTAAGCTAGCGAATACGGACTCGCCGAGCCACCAGAACCGTTTAGAGCTTGTATCAAAGCCGAGTACTGATTAGCATTACTAGCTCCGGTAAGGGCGTTACTAATTCCGCTGGTCGCGCCTAGTATACCAGCCGCGTTACTCGATCCGATACTCGACGCCGTATTGCCGATCGTATTCGCCAGGCTCGATTGCGGCCCCGTAAGCGTCGCTGCTTGCTGGCCGCCAGTAGCGAGACCAAGGAGTCTATTATATAGATTAGACTGATTCTGATTCGCGATACCATAGTTCTGCAAGTAAGACTGATTCTGTGCTTGAAAGGCCGTATTATAGTTATTCTGCTGATTCGTCAGCCAATTGTACCAGTCTTGATTAGCTAAGCCAGTACCGTAAGTTTGAAGAGCTTGAAGAGTATTGCCACTCAGGACACCTGTTTTCGGCCCGGCGGCATTCTGAATCGCGTTAACGCCTTGCTGGAGCTGAAACTGATATCCCGGAGATTGCTGAAACTGCTGTAAAGTAAAGTCTGGCAAACTATACTGCGGTGCCGACCCGACTGGCGTTCCCGTAGCAGCGCCGAAAGCTTGCGGTGTCTGTGTTAAGTTGCCTGGAGCATTAGCTGTTCCAACACCGCCAACTAAGCTAGAGAGAGCATTGGTACCCGCCGAGTAATACGGCGCTAATTCACTCTGAGACTGACTGTAAACACCTTGTTGAAAATTAAGAGCATTCTGCTGAGCTGCTGCTTGTTCACTAGCTGCTGTTACAGAACCTATAGCACTCAGACCGCCGCCAAGTAATGCTCCTAGACCGGCGCCGCCGAAGATACCAGCAAGAAAGAAACACGAATGTGAATCTTCATAATCTTCCCAGCGCGATCTAAAATCAGTTAGCATTTCTCATTGTTCTCTAAATAAACGAGTTTCTTAGCGATATCATTATGAAAGCTGACAAAGCGAGCCGAATTCTCTTCAAGAGCCTTTAAGCGCTCTTGAGCATCTATCTGTATGTTTTTCGCTGCAAAGAGCTCATCGTGTTCGCGATCAAAGCTACCAATAGTAAACTCACATAGTCTCCGTCTATTCTCAAACTTACTTAAACCCTCGAACGTGAAGAATATAGACTTATACTGACTAATAAACTTACCTAACATAAGTTCTTGTAAATAAAGAAAAGACCAATCGGGAACCAAACCTAGCTGCTCAATAGATCGCGCTACGCTCAAGACTGTCTTATGTACGACAATAAATCGCGCGCGAGGAAACGCGTTCTGCCAAAGTCGATAACCAAGCACGGCGCTAGTCTCGACAGTACCGTCGAGATTAGATATCTTATTTACATACTCGTCTACTGACGAGCAACCCAGAGCCGCATCGTGTTCGACCCTGGCTCCATATGAGCTTAGATACTCAGCTAGCCACTTAGTTCTCGATCGCGGCTGAGCTAATATCATAAAAGAAAGCATAATATGAGCTTACTTCTTCTTGCTCTTAGCTGCCATTGCACCTCGGGACGTAACTTTATTTCCGTGCATAAGGCCGACCTTATTCGCTATAGCAAACTTTTCGCTCTTACCACCTGGAAGCTTACTAGCGTCAACCTTGTCTTCGAAGTCCGCGATCTTAGTTTTCCTACCTGATGCTGTTCGCTTTGGCATAACTCAATCTCCTGCTAAATTCCGTTTGATTTCTTCTAACCTATCTACAGTTAACTTTTCACAGAATTTGTATATAGCTTTCTTTGTTAAAGTAGGATGGTAATTAACAATAAGTCTGTGATCTTCAGGTCTTCCTTCGACTTCACCATTAGAATAAATTATTATACCCGTTCCATCATCCTTAAGTAACTTAAATAAAACTTCTTTCATAGCTTAACCAGCCTCCGTCTTTAGATATTCATCTATGTACTTATATTCAGTCTTTCCTCGTGCCACTTCTAGAGCATGCTCTCTAAGAGCTTTCAATCCGACCATCAATTCTCCAAAGGCACTAAGTTGGTCACGCCAACTGTCCACGTCCTGCTGAGTAACAGGTCGATATTCATCAGTGGTTATGTCATAGATATAATTAAGCTCTACCATACTGGTCTTCTTCATCTTAACTAGCCTCCAGCTGACTGGCCCACACCAGTATAAATCATCCACTGAATAACGACATATGGCGGAACGACATCTATCGGAGTAGGGCTACCTGAGCCGACAGTGGCGGTTATACCCGTTGTCTCTATCGCGTTCGTACCTGTAGCTATCGTGTCGTCAATAACAATATTAGTCACCGATGAGCCGGTATTACCTGCTACTTCACCAACAGCATTCGAACCGGAAGTACCGTTACTGGCGCTTACGATCGAAGCATGATCATGTCCCGGATCGCTGACCGAGTGCGTATGCGGATCGCCGACGAAAGCGTGCGTGTGTCCCGGGTCGTGTATCGTAACGTCTTGTAACGGCAAGTTATCTGAGCTTAATGTCGAAGACGCTGAGCCGCCCCTGAAGCCAATCGCGCCGCCATTAGAGCCGCGCACGAAATCGTCTATCAACGGAATATTGAACGTTGATCGACCGTCACCGGAGCCCCAGGACGTGCCGATCTCATTAAACAAATCCGAGTAAACACTTCTACTAACTTCTCTGCCATCACAAGGCAAAGCCCCTATCGGTACGTTCTCGCTAGCACTAGCGAATATAGTACCTATCGGTAGCTGCTTAGCCACGGCACTTTGCAACGCCGCGAACCATCTATACCAGACGTTATTGACCGTTCCGTTAGCCGCTAGCATAGGATAGTTAGCTGTCGGAATAATATTGACTGGCGGAGTATTACTCAATGGTTATTGTCCGGTTTCAATTAAGCTGCCGATTATAGCCGCTTGGAACTGATCCGAGCTGGATATCTTAAATATTCTATCATAGCCGTCAGCGGCTTTAAGCGCGCCGAGTCTATTGAACTTAACTCGCTGTGAAGTAGCGCCCGTAGCTCCAGCTGCTCTCATCAAGATCGGCCCCCAAGTATGGCCGCCATCGTCGCTCCAAGTGAGCTGAACTTGTGGATTAGCTCCAGCCGGAACTCCTATTCCGGTTTCCATATCTAGCGAAAGTGAATAGAACTTAACTATCTTACCTGTTCTTTGCGGCAAAGCCCGATAAGATCGTGTCCAAATCTTTTGATTACCGTTATCAGTATAATTACTTAAATCATACGAGTATATATTACCGTTGCGATAGTCGCCGACGAGATTAAGTCCCGCGAAACTAACTGAATTATTTGCCCAATGTCGAGTCAATACGCTAGGATTAGGATCATAAGCTTCTCTCTGATGCCACATCGGCACGCCAGCTAAAGCCGAAGTAGTATCATCGTAAACCCAAGTCTGATCTCCTAACGTAGACGAAAGAACGTAAAAAACGTGACCCTCTTGTTGATAAGAAAAACCGACCGCCGACGCGCCCTTATCAGGCCAAGACTGAATCTCACGCTCTATCGCGTGTGTAGAAACGCGCTGAAAGTTATAGCCAATTAACTTAACTACCACGCTCTCCCCTTGACGATTCTTGGCGAGAAAGAAAAACGTCTCCCCGAGCTTGGCTAGACTCGCTGGCGACAAACAGCCGCCTTCCATATACGGCCCTTGCTCACGCGCGAACGTGAAGTTCGGCGTACCGACATTGTTCCAAACTTCGCTGTTTACTTGCTTAAGGACGAAAATCTCACGCCGAATCTGAATTAGCGCCGAAATGTTATCAGGATCGCCCGACGCTTGAGCAAACTGAAGGGCGGGCCAATTACTAAAGTCAACTTCGTTAGACTGAAAGAAGTTATACGTACCGGGCTGATTGATTAGGCCGAAACCGTCTAGCTGCGCTATAGTCATACCAACAAAGACAGCTAGGTCGAAACCGTTATCGGCCATAGTCACGAACGTATCGGAGTTCGTCGGCGTGAATGGAAGCGAGATAATGGAGAACCCGGGCTGAATATTCTGCAGAGACCATAAGTAACCGCCCTGACCACCAGTCTGACCCGGATCAGTACCGATACCGGAGCCAAGAAAAGTCTGATTAAACGACGAGTCTAGCGAGTACAAGCTTGTATCGCTGACGACATAAAGTAAAGGCCCAGCTGAGACCGTATTCGGCGCGCCCGTAGCCAAGTTCGCTACGTGCATGCCACGTATAGGGCCGTTACCTAGCGTGGCTTGTAACGTGAGTCCCGGCGTACCGTAAAGAGCGCCAATTTCTTTCCCCGTCTTAGTCTCGACTACTTCGGCGTAAAGATTTATGCACTCTTGATCAGCTAAGTTACCGGCTCGACTCATATAAGCTGGCCCAAAAATCGGGCTCCGAATCGGAACTGGAGACTGAGACGAGATCATAAGAAACTAAGCCACGCCAGGTGTTTCGTCTTCTTTAGTCTCAATATCATTTATACAACAGCCAGCAAGAACCGATGCTCTAGAAAAAGCTCCCGTTAATTCTAGATCACTAGTATTGCCGAAACCAAACGTAACAATGCTATTAGTCGAGTCTATAAGAGCCACAGCAGCAAATCTAATTGTACCATACTTACCGGACTCGATTCGATTAGCCAAGTTGCGAAGTCGTTCACACACGTTAACAGCCGTTTCAGGAAACTCGACTACTTTAAACTCAGACATTTCTAAACACCTGTGTCTCTATAAATATTAAAAGTAGCCTTGGCTCTGCTGACTATCTCGCTATCATACTGAGCTATAGTTTCTCTGTAATTCGAGCGCTTAACATTGGCTTTCGAGTTCTCGGCCGCTGTCTGCAAACGCGGTGTAATAACAGCATTAGGATAATACGGCCCGAGCTCAAGCGCCAGATTGCGTTTAAGCGCCATACTATAACCTGTCGGCAAGTTAATCTCGACCGTAAGATCATCAAACCTTTGAAGCTGAAGATAGCTATCAAAGAAAGTTTGCCAGCCAATATTCGGAATCGGAAAGAAATTCAAGACTCCCCAAGGCATCTGCGGATCATACCAAAGATACATCGGTATATTCGCGTTAACTTGGAGAATATTACCAATTTGATTCCATCTATCTTGCGTAATAACCTCTAACGGATACCGATTCGAGGTCTGATCAAACACATACGCGGTTCCGAAACCGTGTCTAAGTCTAATCGGCCTAACAGTATCTATCATAGCGCCTGGGCCGATCGTGTACTGATACGTGCCGGGAATAAATGTCAAGCTCTGCTCTAGTGTAGCGTAACAAGTAAGCGACTCGTTAGACCAACTCTCAAGCATATCGTTGAGAGTCTTAAACCCGCGGGCCATATCCGCGGGTAAGATAAGCTCACCAGGATTGTAGACTTGAATACTTTGAAAAGCGTCTTCGACGATCTGAGCGGCTGTGTCCACGAGCTAAGCTCAGCTACATCTTAACGCGCTTGAGCCTCGGGTTGGCTTTCTTAGCCGCTGGCGAAGCTTTTCTAGCCGCAGCGGCAAGAACAGCGCCAGGATTACCGACTTTGCCAGCTATCTTCTTCTCAACAGCTTTAAAACCAGGGTGTGCTTTGCTGTGCTTCATAGTTCTATCTCCTATTGACGAGGCGTATTGCCCGGCGCAGCTGGCTCAACGTTGCGCTTTGACATCGCGCGCGAAAGTCTATTCGTATAAGTTAACGTCGTCTTACTTTGCTGAGCTTGAGCCAGGAGCTCCGGTGTAACTTGCGTACTACCGAAGTACGAGTTAAGAAAGATAGCTAAATTACTAGTCAACGCTAGCTGCTGCCCCGGCGCCAACGTATATTCCGTAGTAGAATCAGCAAAGCTCGGCAACGGATAAGCGCCATTAAAGATAGCCGTCATATCTACATCCGGTATCGGTGCGAAAGCTGCTATAGCCCAAGGTATCCTCGGATCAAACCACATAACCCTCGGCGTAGTCCGGAAGTCCGTAGTCTTCGGCTTATAAAGCGCGTACCATTCTAAGCTCGTAATCGAGCTAGCATAGGAGACGACTTCGTTGTCGCTCCTAGTTATCTGAACTTGGTTCGGCCCGGTCGGAACGTTAACCGGAAGCGGAACCGGAGTATTCGAACTCGGCCCAATAGTATAGCTAAGTGTAGAAGCTTGTAACTGTAACGTTATCGGTAGAAGCTGATAGAGAAAGATACTATCATCGCACCACTGGTCGATAAGATCAACTAGAGCTTGAAAGCCTCGATTAGCGTCAGCCGAGCTGAGCGTCTCACCGGGTGCGTAAACGTTAAGTTTCTGAAGAGCGTCAATAATAATATCATTAGCCGTAACGGGAGTCTCGGACAAAGTTAGCTAACCTTTGCTTGACGCTTACTAGGTTGAGCTTCAACAACTTCAGCTTCGGCCACTTTAGCGTTCTCTTCTTCTTTCTTTTCTTCGACAGGAGCCCACTTGGCGCGAACAGAAAACTCTTCAGCGGGCGTCTTAACTAGAACGCTATCTTTACTTGGCTTGCCATCTTTATGAACCCACATCGGGTACTTACTAGGATCAGGCGCCTGAGGGAATCTCGGGTCATGAACAAGCACGCCATCTTCCCAGCGCGGATAATCCGGCGTCGGCGTAAGATCAGGCTTGTTCGGATCACGTGCGATCAGCTTGGGTTTGCCTTCCGAGTCTTTTTCCCACTTCGGGTACTCATCAGGATCGTATTCTTTTTCATCTATCGTACCGTTAAGCACGGCTTCTAGCGCGTCGCGCTTGTATTCACCGGCTGGCTTATAGCCCTTTTCAGACCAAACTTCTTCTTCTTTCTCATTATTAACTGTCACGTCAGGAAACTTAGCGGGCTTAGCCGGTACAACAAAAGTCCCCGTAATTCGACCGTCTTCGATCTTAGCTTCGATTCTAGCTGGAACTTCGGCCACATACTCAGCATGTCGCATCATCTTAGGATATTCGTGATGATCCTTCATAATAGCTTGCGGCTCACCGAAGCGAAGATAGCCTTTAGCTCGATACTCAGCTTCGTGTTGAGCACCGTTGACCGTCACGTTCGGAAACTGCTCTGGACTAGACAGCATATTTCCCGTCGCGATAGTCGCGGAGCGATGCTGAGGGTGTACGAGCGTAATAGGATAACCAGGCTCGACAGTCATTATTTAGTCTCCTTAGAATTCGCAACGAAATCATGGTAGATTTGCGCTACCTTCACACGTTCCGTGGCATCCATATCAAAGGGAGTGGCATGAAGACACGCTAGACGCATATTCTGCTTATCTGCAACTTCAACTCCAAAGAAAGGAGCTAAACGAGTAGATAATTCATTAATTAAGCTTTCATCATTAAACATATTTAAGAATACAGTTTTGGCAAGAGTAGAATCAGCATCAGTAATAGTCTCTTTAGAAAGATAGACCCGTAGCTTTTGCAATGCCAAAGCTATAATATTATCATCATTAATAGAGAAGTTTATCATAACAAAGCTCCTTATTCAGCTGCTATAGAAAAAGCCAGCTTAGGTTGACCTAGCTCAATTATCTTCTTTTTAAGAGCCACGTTAAAGTTGCCTTTCCAGGCTTTCGTGCCTCGATGTGTGAAGTCAATATTAGGATCAGTCCAAATTTGGAAGCCAAGATTACGAACCATAACTGAGAAGAAAAAATCCTCTCCCCACCAGCGGCCGATTTTACCGTTTGGCTCATCTGGAACGAAACCAGTTCTGAAGATATCCCAGCACCAGACGACGCCTTTCTTAGCATCATCGCGCGTATATCGGCCGCTGTCTTCAGCACAAGCTTCAAGAACGTTGCGCCTAATACACATAAAGCCTGTCGGCGCGAGTGCTGTTAAATAGAGCCCGTTCTGCTCGATCGGCGCCGTACTGCCGTCGGCTTTTTTCTCAAAGATAAGCTCGACGGGCCATTCTTCATCATCGTTCTTCTTAGGATAAATACCAACGCAAACGTCAACATCATGCTTGACGAGTCTCAGAGCCGCTTCAGCAGGCCAACCTACGTCGTCATCAATGAAGAACAAATAATCGGCATCCTTATGATCAAGTAAGAACTCACTAGCGAGCGTATTACGCGCTTTAGCCAGATATGGATCGCCACCGAGATCGCGAAACACAGTATCTATATTGTGCTGTAAGAATAGATACTGTGTCGCTAGCGAGCTCATCTTAATTTCTTCACAAGGATGCCGACTATAAGTCGGCATAGAGAAGACGACTTTCATAAAGACAAGCCTAGACTGCTGGAGAATCGGCCGCAATAGCCCCGAAGGCTTCGTTATTACTCATTAAGCCCATCGCGCCCATGACGAGACCAGGCTCGGGACCCATAGCAGCCAACTGAGTATTAACACTGCCCGCCGCGGCGATAGTATCGGGGTAAAAACCAATCACGTACTGCTCACTCGGCGGCGTAATAGCACTCGCGGTCACGTTAGCAAAGTTCAGCGCGAGCGTATTAGCTGCCGACACCCGCGCGCCGACTAGGGCGAGACCCTTCTGCTGGCTAGGTTTGCTAACCTCAACGGGCTGACCTGAGACAAGCCCCGTGACAGTAAACGTCTGCTCTGCCGTCGTATTCGCCGCGACCGAAACTGGCGTCAAAGTTGCCAAAATACGCTGCATAATGGGCTGAACTCTAAGCCCACGCGCAGCAAAGAACAGATACGCTTCGCCTGCTGTCGGAGTAATGACCGTTGCTGTCGTGACGTTCATAAACGTAACACCGACTTGATTCGGAGCGACAACTCTAGCGCCAGTAACAAGCAACCCGGCTTGAAGCGTCGGCTTACTGACAGCCACGACCATGCCGGGCTGAACGCCATTAACGGTAAAAGTCTGCTCAACTGTAGTAGCAGCCGCGACAGAAACTGGCGATAACGTCACGCTCGGGAACTGAAGTGAAGCCGAGGCTGTAACAACAAGATAAGCTTCGGTCGTCGTCGGCGTAATAGTAGCTGACGTTACGTTGCCGAACGAAACGTTAACAGTGTTGGTAGCCGAAACACGTGCTGTTCCAACAGCTAAGCCAGCTTGACTCGTTGGCTTGACAACAGCAACGACCATATCCGTCGCCGCCACACCAGTCACGGTCATAGCATACTCATTAGTCGTATTAGCTGCGACCGTAGCTGGTGTCTGTGACGTAGTATAAGTCTTCAACAAGCCATTCGCGCCGGCGAGTGAGCCCTGAAGAATCTGCGGACTCGGCGTAGCATTATAGAAGCTAATGTTATCGCTAGCGCTCTGACCTAAGATAGTCCCGGCTGTATTGCCGTCACTAAGCTGGCGAGGATTGACTTCAGTAACAGTAGTAGCAACGGGCATCTTACCTGACTCCTAGAAAGAAGCTAAGACAACAGTAGCGTTCGACCAGAGCTTTTCTCGGCCAAGTGCCACTTGAGTATTAATCGCGCTAGCGAGAGCTTGAGCCGTCTGCGCCGAGCACTTCGGGCTTGCTCGCAGTAGGTTTCCTTTTCGATCTTCCACTACGACCTGATACAAAACCGGCCGCATAACGCGAGCAAGAAGAGCTCTCTGCTCGTCGCGCGGGAGCTTATTAATCGGCCGATAGTCTGGAAAACCAGTCGGGTTTCCGCCGCTGGCTCGAACACTAGGCTTAGCTTGTGCTGGCGAATTAGGTGGGCTAGTCGCAACTAGCGTAGAGTGGGCTTGATTCATCATGAGGTCAACCTAACTCCCATTTCAGGATAATAGGTTGCCGTACCATACAAGATATCCATGCGAGCCGGGAAGACGTCATTCTGGATATCATAAGCCCGGATAATCCGCATCGACACGCCCTTATAAGTCTCGCGCGCTGCGAAATCGACGCCTTCTGGAATCTCCATCGGAACCGTCACAAGCCCGAAAGTATCGCGGACGAAGCCAAGGCTCTGCGGATATGTAGTCGCTCCCGACGTCAGTACGAGCGAAATCGCCGCCAAGTTAGCCGGGCTAAAGTCCACAGTCTGATACGGATTACCAGGTGCCGGACCAGCCAACGTAATCGGCGGGCTTATAGAAATCGTAGCGTTACCGCCAGAGTCCGAGTTAACCGGCGCTGTAACGACGAAATCCTGAAGCGAGCCAGTACTAGTACGTGACTGAGGATTAACAGCATGAACGCCGGCGAGAGTAATCACATCGCCGACATTAAGCAAGCCCGTTACGCTAGCTGTCCAACCCGTCGTAACAAGATTGCTTCCTGTCTGATTCGCACCGTTGACAAGTGGTGTACCGCCGTAAGCACCAGTAAGCTGACTTTGAGCGTTCTGATCTCCATAGATTTCGAAGTTAGCGATATTAGCCAGGAAGCCCTTAAGGGCCGGTTCAGCAACGCTTCGAACGTAAAGTGAGATCAGAGCAGCATCTAGGCTCCAATACGCTTGCGGCCCGAGAACGAGACAACGACCATCCTGCTGAACCGCGCCCTCGTCCATGCGTTGACCGACAGCTGCGACACTGGAGTACGAGCTCGGAATCGTCCCGGCAGTTCCAACGACGTTCCAAATCTGGCTAAAGTTCAACATAACGTCGAAATCTAGCCTATTCGCAAGCGTAGCTGCGGCCGGCTTAAGATAGCGCTCGCTGAACTCCTCGATCGTCAGCGTGAGTTCGTTCGAATTGAATTGAAAGTCAACGTGACGCTGGTTCGAGATCGTAATACTCGTAGACGGCTCGGTTACGTTCTGAATCTGTAAGCCCGGGCCGGTACTGATCTGGAACCTATTCGGCTTACGAATCGTCAAGCTAGAACCGATCTTGACGAACTGATTCTCGAACTGCCGATTAACCTTACCAGCCATAACAAGATTGTTTTCGAGAATTACCAGCGTCTCTTTGCTGATAATGCTCGGAGTAAGAAGACTATTATCTGCCACGGGGCGTCTCCGTAGAGAGGGCTAGACTCGCGCTCTCTAGTAAAAAGGAAAGGGAACGAGCGTTCTCAAGGCTCGTCAGCTATCAGGTTGAGTTACGTCTCCACGGATAAGCCCAAAAGCTCGCTTGCGCTCGCTAAGCCGTTTGGTTCGGCTGAGTTTACGCCCTCCGGCGAAGGGGTGCTGGCGCACCCCGCCTGGAATAAGAACCCTCCAGTTAGGCTAAGCCAGGCTAGTGAACGGCCTCGTCACGCCAATCGGACGTACATAGGTGAGGCGCCCTCGTTTTAATAACTTTCTTTAGCATCTTAAAACCAGTTCTCATAACTACAGCGGCCTTGTCCAAGCGCTTTGACTCGGTATCAGTTAGAATTGCATTCTCAATAACAGTTTCTAAGTAATGTTCTATCTTTCTCATCTCGCCATAAGCCCAATTAATCGCTCCGTCGATATCGTCAATTTCCTGCTGCTCCTTAATTTTCTTTTCGCGCTCTCTAATCTCTTCCCACCGTTTTTGCTCTTGTCGCTGCCAATAAGGGTCGGACATAGATACAAATCCTCACTATTAATGTAGCGCCCTACCGCCGGGCCGGCGCGCGGCGAGTATCTCCGGCGTCCTACGCGCCGCGTACTCTTCCATAGTTCCTTCATTACCGACTTCAGCTAAAGATCGCGTCGTCGCGTTCGCGTTAGAGCCCGAGATCGGATTCGGCGGAGCCGGGGCAAGAACAACAGCCGGTGGCGTAGCTACAACGGGGGTAACCGGAATAGCAGCCGTAGTACTAGCTGGCGCTGGAGTAGCAGTAGTCGGCGCTGCTAGGCTATTCGTAACCGCCGCTGTAACCGGAGCTTCTAGACCAAGTTTAGTAGCTAGTCGGCCCATTGCTACGGCTTGCTTAATACCATCTGACATCGGCAAACCAGCTCTCGGCGTTCCCGGTGGGTAGACTTGGCCTGGAATAACCATGCCTGCTATCTTCGCCGCTTCGTCAGGATGCTTACCAAGATAGTACGCAATCTCAGCGCCATCGTCTGAGTTCATAATAACAAGAGCCATCGCGTCGCTAATCGGCACGTTTGGGCTCTCGGCAATTTCAATAAAGTCCTCGTACTTACTTAGCGCTGCTTCACGCTTAGTTTCCCAAGATGTTCTAAGAGCGTCGGCTTGTCGGCGCTCCGTATCGAGCCGAGCTTGCTCTACGCGATTAGCCTCGGCGACTCTAGCAGCTTCGGCGCGGGCTTCCTCAGCCTCAGCCTGCCGGCGTTCCATCTCAGCCGCGGCTCGCGAAGCCGCTTCCGACGAGGCCCAAGTAACAAGAGCTGCTTCATAACTCTCCGGATCAGAATAAGAATCGCGAGTCGGCCTAGCAGAGATATCTTGAGTCGTAGTCGGAGCCGGAGCTTGTGTAGCAGTTCCAATCTTAGTTATGGCTTCTAGAGCTCGCGTCAGCTGCTCTCCTTGTTGAGTAACAAGATTCTCTAGTCTTTGAGCGCGCTCTTCAGCTTCTCTTCTCTGACGCGTAATCTCCGAAAGACGAACGCCAATCGGTTCTCTAACTGGAGCCGCGGGAGTAGCCGGAGTCGGAGCTGGAGTAACTGCTGGATCTACATTAGGAGTGGCTGCTGGATCAGCTACAGGCTCTGTAACTACAGTCGCAGCTGGATCAACTGGAGCGGCACTTGGCATGTCGCTCGTCGCACTAAGAGCCGGTGCGTTTGCTGGCAAAATATCGGCGGGCAAGATGATTCTCCTTACTTACTTAGGATCATAGAGTCTCGGATCACCTTCCGGGTCCGAATTGCTTAGTACGTCCTCACTTGCTTCTTGAAGCATCTTAGTTAGCTTTAGAATCTCATACGGATTCAACGTGTAAGTACCACGTCTCGGCACTACAAAATCAACATGACCGCAAAGAGTACCTGATGCTATGAACTTACTGCCACGGAGATCGACTTCGAAGCACTTGGCCTCGTACAGTTGTTTCTCGAGCGATATAACACTCATTTTGTTTTCCTTGAAGCCGGTTTACGCGCGCTCGTTGAAGCAACTCTAGCTAAGTGAGACTTCTTCTCAGCGGCGAGTTTCTTAACAGCGTCTAAGCGCTTAGGATCGCGCCGGACTTCCTCAGCATGAGTCATATGATGAAGGTCTTCTTCGGCGCACCACTTATCAGCACCGGGCATAGTGACTTTAGCCATTACTAATGGCTCCCTCTTGTCTCTCACCAGAGCCTTTAGTCAAGTCCGCATATAAGCCTAGGACTTCTTTAGCAAGATCATGAAGATGATCAGCCTCAGCGCGCCGATCTTCAGCAGCTACCTTAGTCGCCGCGGCTTGAGCTTTCTGAACGACGCCAAGTAGCTGAACCTCGAAGTTACGATTAATCCTCTCGCGCGCCAACTGACGGTCTTGATTACGGTCGTTAAGCTGCGAGATAAGCTGTTGCCGCTCTTGCGTCATCTGCTGTAGCTGGTTCTGAAGCTGACCTAGCATGGCTTGAATCTCAGGCGCTACATCCCGCATCTCTGGTTGATTAAGCCCCGGTGGAAGAGTCTTAGCGAGACGAGTAGCGATCTCTTCTGAGCCTTCCCAATCTTGATTCTTAGCTACTAAATCAGCTATAAGCGGCGCACTCGTTGGAATGGCTCTTAGAAAGTCCATCATACTTTCGGCTGTCTCGATTCGTCTCGTCGCATAACTCGGGCCAATCGTAACCGCGACGGCGTACTTACCATAAGTCGGGTCGAACGCGCGCATAACGCGCTGCGTCTCAGGATTCTGATCCTCATGAACGGGCTTAGAGCCAAACGGATCGACTCTAACTTGCTCATCAGTATCATCATCGCGCAAGATCGTAAGGACACGATTCGGGCGATTATAAATCTTAGGAATAAGATCAGCAAAAATCTCGCCCGTATGTCTAAGACTGTGCATAAGATTATCAATTAAGTTAAAGCTACCGATATCACCTGAGCGTCTAAGCTCTCTAAGAGCTCGACCGCTTTCATCGTAAGTACGTTCGTTAAGAGTCGCGTCAAATCGAACCCCAGTCGTCGTGAGCATATCTTGTGCGGCACTCTGAGCAGCACTAACGACGCCGGCGTCTACTCCGACAGGTTGCTGACGCTGGGGCGGTGGAACCATATGGCCGTGAATCTCAGTAGCCTTATAAGGCAAGAAAGCAAAGCTCTTATTATTGGCTTCCTTCCAAGAGCCCTCGTAACCTTCTAGCTGACCCTCTGCTATAATAAATGGCGCTTTCGGAGCTAACGCAACGCGCTCCATTTCCGAAGTGTTATGTGTTGGAATCATACCTTTTCCGGCTAAGAAAAGATGCGATTCACTATCTACTTTAATACATTTCACTGGAGTCGATACTGTTTTTTCAACCGCCACGATTTTATGGGGACCCTTAGTCCTTAACTTATGCGTCGGCCTTTCCTTATTTTGTATAGACGCTTTACGACGCAATTTAAATACTTCTTCCCACCAAGGACACGAAAATGAAATCTGGTGACTATCAGCACATTCACGGACTACATTACCAGGAAGTTTCATCATACCGCGACTGCGATAGATTATGGCTCCTTTAATACCGAGAGAAGTCAACAACTCCATCATTCCGTCGGAAATTTTTTGATCAGTAGTTGTAAACGAACACTGATATGTCTTGGTATTAATGGAGCCATCAGTATCCATAAGGCCCTGTAGCAGAGCCCAGCGTTGAGACTCTGAAGCTCTAAGATACTTCTGGGGGAGATACTTATTTCCTAACAACCCCAATTCAGTAAAGTAGTGTCGTACTCCCAGTACTGAAAATACATTTGCAGTATGATCTACACGAATAGGTCCAACAGGGTATCCTAATTTCGCTATACTCTCCCGAGTTTCCTCTACATCTAAATCACCAGCTGATATTTGAGGTTCAGAAGTCAGTCCATCACCAAGCCACACACCAAGTAAATAAGGGTGTATTGCAAAATCAGCCTCTGGTAAATTCAGCGGAGCTGCCTGTGATATAAAATGATCTCCCGGTTTTAAATCGCGGGTATTAACTACCCGAGGAACCCAAACTATTTTGCTTACCTTTTGAACTTTATCCAGCACCTTCCACGGATGATCAGCATCAGCAACTATGTGCGTGCCATTACCGAACTCTACACGAAAGCATTCGCGATTAATATGAACTGGGCTTTCTCCTATAATATTACAGACTGCTCCATTTTCATCAAATACTTTATCACCAGTCTTGAGTTGGCCCATCGTAGTCCAACCAGAAGGCGTAGGAATAGGAGTGCTTATAGAAAGACAACGCCAGTAGTTATATGCTCTCTGCGCATCTTTGGCTTGACGTATAATGCCCCAGAGCTTAACTCGGCCCTCAATATCAATCTCATCGCCAATACACTTG